AAAGAATATAATCTAAAACTAACAGATAGTAGCGATACAGAAACTCTAACTTGGGCTGAATTTCCTGTATCGCCATCAGGTATTTCTACCGATACAAATGAAAAGTATAGTCTAAAACTAACAGATGCTAGTGATACGGAAACTCTATCTTGGACTTCATTTGCAATTGTAGATGATACTACACCCCAGTTAGGTGGAGATTTGGATGTTAATGGAAACGATATAGTTTCAACTTCTAATGCCGATATAGATATTATTCCACACGGAACAGGCGATGTTAATCTTGGAGCAGATACAGTTCAAGTTGGTGATAATAACGCTGACGCAACCATCACCACACAAGGTACTGGCGATTTAATTTTAAACACAAACAATGGTACTAATGCTGGAAATATAACTTTAGCTGATGGAGCAAATGGAGATATAAGCATCATACCAAATGGAACAGGTAACGTAGGTATTGGCACTACTGCTCCAGAAGGTGCTGTAAATATTTCAAGTACATTAGATGCTGATACTGATTTTAGTGATGGTCAATATTATCATTTACATTTGCATAATCCAACCGATACTAATGACCTTGATTGTGGTATAGGGTTTGGTATTAGTAGCACTGTAGATGCGGTTGGTGCAAATATTGTACACGAAAGGAAAGGTAGTGACAGTTTTGGTGATTTATGTTTTGGAACTAGACCGAGTGGTGGTTCTGTTACTGAACGTATGCGTATAGACTCCTCTGGCAACGTTGGTATTGGTATTAGCCCTTCTAACACATTTAGTGTTGGTGCAAGTGGAACAGTTACAACAAGATATACTTCAACAGATACTTCAGCATTTTCTTTATTACAATTTGAAAATAGTGGAAGCATAGTTTTTTCTGCTGACCATGGAAACTCTGCTGCAAATAGTGACATTGTATTTAAGAATGATGGTGCTCAAGAAAGAATGCGTATAGACTCCTCTGGCAACGTAGGTATTGGTGACACCGACCCCTCAGAAGCTAAACTCAGTATTGATAATGTACTCACTGGTGATAGTGGTTTAAAGGTTGTTCGTAACTTAGATGAAGCTGGTTCTAATCCACTTGTTTATATTGTAGATGACCACGCTAATAATACACAACCAGCATTAAAAATACAACAAGATGGTGCAGGGTATGGATTATCTATGACTACTGCGGGTCGTGCCATAGATTTAACTAGCTCTGCAACTGATGATGCAGCTGTTTGGTTAGTCAATAGTTCCTGTGAAACTGGTTCAGGAAGTGCATTACAAGTTTATTCAAATTCAGCTCATACTGGTACTCGTAATGTTTGTAAGATTCATAACGACCACGCCTCTTCAACAGGCACTACTGCTCTATATGTACAACAGGATAGTACAGGAGCTGCTGCTGTGTTTGATGGCAACGTGGGTATTGGAGATACCGACCCTTCAGAAGCTAAACTCAGTATTGATAATGTACTCACTGGTGATGCTGGTTTGAAGATTGTAAATACTCAAGCAACTTCAGCACTAGACATTGCCCAGAGTGGTAATGGTTATGGAATTTCTGTTGATAGCTCTGGAACAAGTTATGCAATACTTGCTAGAGGTAAAAATGGGCTTTATATTCTTCAAGATGATAGTGGCGGAAATGCTGCTTACTTTTATCGTAATATAGATGAAGCGGGTTCTCAACCTCTTGTACATATTGAAGATAACAGAGCCAGTAATACCCAATCTGCTTTAAAGATAACTCACGCAGGTACAGGAGCTGCTATTAAAGTTGTAGACGGCTCTGGTGGAATATCACATAATGGTATGAAAACAGTTGTATTTAGTTTTAGTTTTGGTTTAAATGTAACAACAGATTTTGACATTCCTATGGTTAATACAACCAATTATTTTGAAATAAAAGCAATAATAGGATATTACCCGGGAACGTCTTATACTACTGACATTCACGGTTTGTATGCTTATAGAAGTGATTCGGGTATATTAAGAGTCCAAAACTGGAGTGATAATTCAAGTTCTAATTCTGGTTCGTGGAGTGTTTCTAATCCTGACACCACCACTTTAAGAGTAACTAAAGTTGCAGGAGCTTCATCTTCGAATGCTAGAGGTTTTGTAGAAGTTAAATATAGAGATGGTAGCCTGTAGTGAAATTACAATATATTAACAGAGAGGTAACAGATGATAATTTTTAATATTGCAGGAGATTTACACGGAGTTTTTAGTCCGTTGCCTAACGAATCTTATTTAGATGAAAGTAAATGGGTTATTGCAGAATTACCTGAGGGTGAATCTTTTGACGATAGGTATGCGTATTCAAGTGTAGACGGTGTAGCTGTTAAAGGTGATTTGCTTGCTGTAGATACAACAGAAATGGAAAGGATGGCAGCAGAGTTGGTAGCAACACAATACTCACGAGATAGGAAAGATAAATACGACAAACTTAATCAAGACGAAATGAGGTATGACGATTTAATTAATAGTACAACAACGTGGCAAGATGCTATTACTGCTATTAAAGACGCACACCCAAAACCATAGCATAGGAGCAATTATGGAAATAACAATTAACAGTCTTAAATATGCAGACCCCAATGAAACTGTAGTAGAGGTTAATTGGGGAGCATCAATTTGGGAAACGATTAGAGAGCCTGTAGAGGCAACCTATGACGAAGAAGGTGAAGAACTGACTCCAGCAGATGAAGGGGAAGTTTATTCAGCAGCAGTTTCAGGAGTACAAGAATTTGAGAGAGATGAAAGCTCTCCTGATTTTGTACCTTATGATGACTTAACTGAAGCTACAGTAATGCAATGGCTTGAAGATGCACTTGATGAGGACTTGGCTATTAAAGAAGTTGTAGCAGCAGATGCAATAGAAGCTGTAGCAGAAGAACTTGATGAGGATGGCAATGTTATCACCGAAGCTGTAGATGCTGTGGAAGCAGTTGAAGCAGTAATAGGTGTAGCAGGTCTTGTCGTACTTGAGAATAAGCTCGCAGGCTTTATAGCAGAGCAAAAGAACCCAGTAGTGGAGAAAGGACTTCCTTGGGAAGCAGTCGCATAGCGACATTATATTAATAACACAGGAGTAACGTAATGGCTAAAAAACAAAAAGAACAGCCTGAACAAGCAAAAGTAGTAATAGATGGTAAGGAACATATCTTTGATGACCTTAGTGATGAACAGAAAGCAATGGTAAATCATATATCTGACCTAGACAGAAAGATTAATTCATCAAGGTTTAACCTAGAACAATTAACCTTCGGCAAGGATGCTTTCTTTAGTGCACTTAATACCTCTTTAGAGGCTGAAGTACAAACATAAGTAGATGAAGATAATTGCAATAGCAATAGCAGTAATTGCCTTTGTGGTAGCAATGGTTATAGGTGTGGATTCATTAATGTGTGAGCCTCCCTGTGTATAGGCGGTGGAACAGGAACTAACATTAAGAGATAAGTGTTCCTTTAATGATGCTAACTGTAAGTTGTATAGGTCTACGATGCAATGGAGATGGACTGCATTAATAATATACCTACTAATTTGCTTCTATGATTTTCTGTTCGTTCCAGTTTGGTACGGACTTAATAGACCAGATATTTCACAGTTTATGGACATAATTAATGCAACAGAGGACACATTAGTACAGATGGAATTGATGAAGAAACTGACAGGACAGCACTCACCTTTTACTCTTATGGGTGGCGGGATTTTTCACTTAGCCTTCGGTGCAATACTTACAGGTAGTGCATTTGGTTTAAATAAATAAGGATTATTATGAGCGAGAGATGGCATTTAAGCAAAGCAATCAGCCTAAGTCATTTGGCTACTACAGCAGCATTGGTACTAGGAGCAATTATATATGTTACAGGGATTGAGAAAGATGTAGCAGTATTGCAAGCTAACCAAGAAAATATGCAACAACAGATTATGACGATACAACAAGACAATAAAGAGATGTTCGCCAAGATAGATGCCAAGTTAGACCAGATGATAAACATAATCCATAAATACCAGATTAGTACAAACTAATGATGACTCTACTCACTAATGTTGCACCAATAATCTTAGGTTTCGTAGCTAAGTTATTTGCTCTGAAGAGTCAAGCAGCATCAGAGAATCAGAAGTTGATGATACAGTCACTCCAAGTAAGGAATGATTCCATCAATATGGCAAGAGATAGAGCAGACAAAGAGAGTCCAATGGCTGCTATGAATAGACGAGTAATTATATTTGTCATCTTAGGTTTAGTTATATTCACTCAAGTAGCACCTATATATTTTGATGTACCTACAGTAATACCTACAATAGTAGAGGGTGCTAGTTTCTTAGGAATACAACTTACACCGGATGTAGTAGAATATGCTTCTGTAGAAGGATTACTCAAGATGGATGAAATATTCAAATGGGCTACTATGATTATAGAGTTCTATTTTGGTGCTCAATTAGCTAAAGGAAGATAATATGGCAATAGATAGAGGAAAGAGTCAAACAGCAAGCCTATTAACTGGCACAGTTTGGCGAACTTTAACTCAACCCGGAAGTCTGGTGTCAATTCAAACTGCTGCATCAGAGGCGGCACAGTTGGCTCTAACTGCTCAAGAAGGCGATGTAGTTATTCGTTCTGATGAAGATAAAGTATATATGCACAATAGTTCATACGGAGGAACTATATCAGATTGGACAGTATTCGCTGTTACAAGTGATTATGTAGATGATGGGATAACAGCAGAAGATTTAGATGTTGACACTGATAGTGGTACGATTGATATTGATTTAGATTCTGAAATTCTCACTATTGAGGGTACTGGTGGACAAATCACTACTTCAGCTTCAAGTACAACAGTTACACTTGCTCTTGAACCCATTTTAGTTGGTGTAACAATTCTACCTTCATTATATACTGAACAAATTACCGGCTCGACAGAACTTAATTTTGCTACTTATGATAGCTTCACACTAACCCTAATAGGTAATGTGGTTCTATCAAATCCTAGTTCTCTGTATGCGGGTAAGTCTGGATATATAGCTTTTATTCAAGATGGTACAGGTTCACGAACAGTTACTTTAGGTTCTGAGTTTGAAACTGTTGGCGGGTCAGGTTTAACATTATCATCAGCAGCCGATACAACTGATTTAGTTCCTTATTTTATTGCTGCTGCACCCGGTAGTGCACCTAATAGGATATTACTTGGAGCACCACAGCTCGCATTTTCATAATAGGAGATTAATGTGAATTTTAGAGAATTAATAAACGAAGTTTTAATTAGATTGAGAGAGGATACTATCTCTTCTGATTGGACAGGCGATATAAACGATTCAAGTGCAGTAACAGATTACCAGAAAGTAATCGGTTCTCTAGTAAATGATGCTAAGAGTCACGTTGAGTCTAGGCACGATTGGTTAGCACTCAGAGAAACTTTTACTGTGGCTACAGTATCGGGAACTATGGTGTATTCACTAGGAGATGTTAATGCTGGTGCTGGCTCTAATCCTAAAATTCTTGATGTTATCAATCAAGCGACAGGAACACACCTATCTCAAGTAGGTAATGAATGGCTTAATGCTAGGTCTTTCCCTGCTGCTGATATAGCAACTGGAGAGCCTCATCATTATGCTTTTAATGGTTCTACTGTTAATCTCGCTACAAGACCGCCTGATATGAATGTAGACCTATACCCAGTACCTACTTCAGTACAGAACATTAACTTTAATATTATTAAGGTACAATCCGCTCTAGCTAGTGCTACTGATGTTTTAACAGTACCAGTATATCCAGTTATGTTAGGGGCGTGGGCGAGAGCAATCTCAGAACGTGGTGAGGATGGTGGTACACAATCTAGTGTAATGGCTCAAGAAGCCAATGAAGCTCTTAAACAAGCAATTATGCTTGATAGTGGTAATACAAGGTATGAAACAGATTGGTACATTAACTAATGGCAAAAGAATTATCGTACAAACCCTTAGATGATTTAGGTGTTAATGGGTTAAATACTCAGAGTAACCCTGCAACTTTAGACCCTTCTTGGCTGACTAAAGCAGAGAATGTAGTAATTAGAGAGTCTGGTCGTATCGCTCTAAGAAAAGGACTCAAACAGAAAGTAGTTCCTACAGGTACAGCGATAGCCTCTTTAGTAGAACATAGGGACCAAAGTACAGATAAGATATTTGCTAGTTATGGTACAAGTATATATACAGTAGATTTTGGTAGTCCTACTGCTGCTTTCCCTAGTAGTGGTGCTGATGTTAAACATACAGTTACAGGTTCATCTGGAAATTGGCAGTATGTAAACTTTAATGATAGGTTAAACGTATTTCACGAAAGTATAGTTCCACAGAGATATGATGGTTCTTTAAGTGTTGGCTCTAAATGGGCAGCTTATGATAATGCACATAGACCCTCTAGTGTAACTTCAGGGGAATTTAAGCCTAGTTGTGGTATGGGTTATTATGGTCGTATGTGGGTAGGTGGAGTTGCAGAAGGAAAAGATGTTATTTATTATTCAA